GGTCGGTTCGGATTTCGGTTTTGTCAGCAAGTCCGTGATATTCACCTGCCGGGTGTTCTTTCCGGTAAATGGCAGGTTGGAGAAAGTGGATATGAATTTAGGATTTGACATCGTATAAGAATTTATAGGTATATGGGATTAAAGAGTAACAAGCAGTGGGGCCGTATTTACGTTGACCCCCTTTCCCTTCAGGGAGAGATAATAGTATTGTCGGGCAGTCCCGTGCAGACGTATGACAAGGAACTGCGGGAATACAGCCCCGATCGGACCCTGACACCGCTGGTCATCGTGCCGAAGGTATCGGCATTCGACGAGAAGACGGTATTCGGTGAAATGGAACTCACGGGGGTGGAGTGGTTCGAGGGTGCGCCCCGTGACAAGTCGGCCAACCGCATCGTCGAGGGTGAGTATTACAGCATTTCCGACGGTAGCGGCGGTGTGCCCAAATATGCGCTTACCATCCGGAAGAACATTCCGCCGGAGAAGCCGGTGGAGTATTTCGGCATCGCGATATTCACGGATCCGCGCACGAACCGCGAGGTCCGCTGTGAACGGAGCGTGAAGTCCTATACGCATCTTTATGACAACAAGGCGTATTCGTTGCGCCTGAAGGGTGATTCCGTGATGGTGACCGACCCGCTTCGCCTGACCGACCGTTCCGGCTATTGGGACAGAGAGATAGAACCGCAGCTCTATACGGGCACTGAACCGGTGGATGATGAATACGCCGCATACTTCTGGGACATTCTTGAAGACGGAGCATACCGCCCGGTTACACCGGACGACCCCGGCATCGTCTGCCATGACGGGAACGGAGTGTACACCCGCAAGTTGATGTATCAGGCGAAGTATGTCACTGGTGCAAGTTTCCGTTGCCGCGCCTGTGAATATGCGGGCAGCAGACCACAGGCTCCTACTGACGGGCGGCTGGAAGTGGTAATTGAGGTAAAGACGGAGATGGCAGCTTCCCTCAATTGCGAAATTATCCAGACAAAGGGTTTTACCCTTTCCGATGATATGAAGCAGCCGAGCGCCTATGAAATACGCATCTTCGACAACCGCCGCGAGTACGGTACAGAGTACGATGACCTTTTCCGCATCACATGGAAAGGCCAGAGTGCGAAGCCGGGCGAGCCGGAGAAGGTGCTGGCAACCGGTGGGCGGACGTTGGAGTTCATTCCGGCGGACAAGGGTTTTCCGGCAGGACATATCTTCCATGTGCGGGCGGAAGTGGGGCTTCTCATCGGTGAGTCCCTGATGGGAGATGAGGAAGGTGCCGTTATCTCCTCACAGATTGACGGACAGACGGTATTCATTGCCACGGGTCCGGTATATGAATAGTAATAACTTTAAACTTTAATCAATATGTACGTAATTGTAGAAAAGGCAAAGCTCGAAGGCAAATTCTTTGGGATAATGAATACCCTTCCGGATGGCAGGGTGTACATTCCTATCAGTGAGATGCGGAATGTGGGTACTCTTCTTGACATCGACATCATCGGTTCGGCACGTGAGTTGAAGGAACTGATAGAGAAACAGCAGGAAGCGATGCAGGGTTCAGAGGACATCGACCCCGGTTTCAGTGTGACACCCGAAGAGGAAGAGGAAATAGACCCCGGTTTCAGCCAGGAGCCGAATCCGGACAGCGACAGCGGGGCGTCGGAAGAGGGTGATGGTAGCGTGACCGGTTCGGAACAGCCGGCCGGGGCAAAGATTGACGGAAAAAGGAAAGGAGGCAGACGATGAACCAGAATCAAGTGACCGCTTCACTGGCTATCGTGGCGGTGAGCAACGGAACAACCGTCAACGGGTATGTACGCGTGGACAATGGTCCGCTTATCCAGGCATGGACAAAGGGAAGTGACAAGTATACGCCGGACTTTGAAGCGTTGGCGGAGGACAAACGCCCTATTGTCATTGTCGTGTTACGTGACGTGAGCAGCGGGCGCATCCTCATCCCTTCCAGGCTTGTTTTCAAGTACAACGGTACCGAACTTGCATTCGGGGAGGATGGGCTGTGTACTACGGAACAGTTTGTCGGCATGTTCAAACGCGTAACCGGATACAATGTAAGTGTGGACTCGCAGTCCTATCCCATGACCGGACTTCGCGTCATGAAGAACCTCGTACCCATTTCCGGATATGACAATGACCGTATAACTGTTTCCGGGGAAGTTGAAATTGGCGGGCATACGGTCGCATTCAACGAGCTTGCGACGGATGTTGTTATCCAGGAATCATCGGGTAAACAGTATGAGTTATTCATCACTTCAGACAAGGGTACGCAGATAATCAATCCGTCCGAAGTGCTGACGTTGAAGGCATCGCTGTACAGCGGCGGAGACCTTATCAACGATTTGGGGAACATTACGCTCCAATGGAAGAAGCAACTGCCATCGGGAGAGGCCAACCTCGGAACTCAGGGAACCCAGAACATTGCCGCGAATGATATTGACGGTTCGCTGGTGGTAAGCTGTGAAGCTGTGCAGAATGCGAAGGTCATTGCCAAGGGCTTCATTACCGTGTTCGACCTTAGCGACCCTATACTGGCGGCATTCAAGGTCAAGGGGCTTGCTTCTGACGGGCAGATATATCCGGGAGAGACGGGAACGCTGACGCCGTATGCCTATAAACGCCAGTCCGGAGAGGAAGTGGCGGTGGCAAGCTGGGACTTTGCCACATTCGACGGTGAAAACAATCCGTTCACGCTGTCGGGAAAGGACAGTAACAAGTTCCAAGGAAAGGACATCGCACTGACCTATACGGATGCAGCACGCGCCAAGACGTTCAGAGTAATCGCAACGAACACTAATCCTATTGAGCTATGATGGTGACAGCGTTTTTGAGTGTCGTGGCGGTACGTGAGCCTGACCCGGTGGAATACGTTGACATCGAGTGCCAGCCGGCTGCCATCTCTGTGGACTGTAACAATGTACAGATGGTGCCGCTGAAGCAGAAAGCCCTGCACCGCAGCGGGGCTGATGCGGCCCTGCTGGATGCATTCTGGCGGCTGCATGTCCAGTCGTCCGGCAAGGACCTCGGTACGGCGGATTCCCCCGGTGCATCGTCCGAATGGGAATACTACCTTCCGTCTGACAAGTGGGGCAATGCGGATTCTATTATCGTGGAAGCGTACCGTGATAGTGCCCGCGAGACCCTTCTTGCGCAGAAACGGATAAGTATTGTGCGGCAGAACCCGTCCCCCTTCCCGGTCGATGGTGACTGGAAACCGCTGCCGTTCAAGTATAAGAACGGGGAGTATTTCCTGGATAAGGAGAAGGGGTTTGTATTCATGTGGATGAATCCGGTGGCAGGAAACAGCGAGATGCACCCGTTCGACGATGTGGCCCAGAACCCGGACACTACTTCCTGGAAATCCATCCAGGAATACCCGCTATTGGGCACGCAGCTTTTGCTTGCCAGGAAGATAGACGCTGACCTTATCGACGTGGATAATCTGCGGGTGAAGCACCTGGATGGCGCAGACGGGGAGTTTACAGGCAGTGTTACCGCAACCGAAGGTTATATCGGTGCATTCAAGATAACCAACAGAGGACTTGAAAACGAAAAGGAAAATCCGACCGCGACATTGAGGATAGGCAAGGATGGCGGGAAATTTTTTGAAGTGAATGTCTCGTCCGGGGCAATGTGCCGTATTCGTGGAGATGGGATTACGGCACTCAGTTTGGATGCCTACGGTGACCATTCAACCGGTGTAAGAGTGATGGCCCAGGCCGGATATGATACTTGCGCGATAGAAGCATTGGGTAATGTAGATTTGAATGCCAGACGCGGTGAATCTGTAAGAATAAGCAGATTACGGGCTTCCGGATTTGCTGCGGGTGTCCGCATTTTAGGCAGCAGTATGATGTCTGCCCCACCGAGCTATACGGTCAGTGATACCGATGACATTATCATATATGGAGGACCGGATCTAAATTTTGACCCTACCCTGTTTCTTCCAAGTTCGGCTGTTACGGGTCGGATTGTATATTTGAAGAACCAGTTGAACCGGAATGTTTGGGTAAAAGGTCCCCTGATGAATGCCAATAACAGAGGCACAACGAACGCTTCTTCAATCAATCAAATATCCTGCTTTTTCGTTTTTGACGGTAGTCATTGGATTCATTTTTACTGTGGATAATGGTTATGTTGGATATGCTTTTAAAACTCAACGACAAGCTGCTGCATTTTTTTGCATGCCTTGCCATCACGCTGACAGCGGGTGAACTCTGTGCCGTTACGGCAGGCGTGACGAAAGAAGCCGCTGACTGGATGTATAAGAAGAACTGCAAGGTCGGTTCGGGCTGGGACTGGCTGGATGTACTTGCGGATGCTGCCGGCATAGCGGTCGGCAGCGTATTAAGGAGATTGGTATTCGATTATTAATGTAATAAAAAGGATTATGTTAGACACATTATTGGTTGCGCTGGTGATCTCAGTAGATACCGCGCAGGTAAAGGAATTTCCGCAGAAGGCGGAAGTCGAGTTCAAGAAAAACGATTTAAAAGAGAACATCATTAAATCAGCCCTGAATTTCCATAATAGCGGAAAGAAGGATGATAAGACCTGGAACTGGAAGATTCAGGATGTGGTGTTCAAAAAGGATTAAAACAATGTTCAATTTAAAATCAAATAATTATGGGAGCTATAAAAACGATGAAGGAAGTCGAAAGCGCACTTCCCCAGAAAAAAGAGATAAATTATGTACGTGCTTTGGATAAGAACGGCAATCCGATTTTAATCAATAAAGAGGACCTGGCGCAAGTTGTGGGAGAACTATTACCTATAGCGACCCTTAATAATAATGGTCTGTGGGATAAAAAAATGACCCCTCGTTTAGTTAATTATAAAAGCAGGTTCATGGTTGTGAAGAATGTTTGTGTAGTTAACTTATTGGTGTCAACCCGGCACGCCTACGCTACAGATAATATATTAGCTGTTGTACAGGTTATATATGGTATGGCAGATGATATTTACTCTGTTCGTTACCACTACTTACTGCCTAAAAAAAATGAAATTGTTTTCATTAATTTAAAATACAAAAAAACAGAAGATAAATATCTGAATCTATATATTGACAGTAATGACCCGGTGATTTCAATACTATCGGTTTCAGACATCTCATGTATCGAGCTTATGGATGAACCTATTTCCGAATTTCCCCAGGATGCAATAGATGCCGTTGAAGTATGATTTGGTTACTTTGGTCGGGAATATAACTTCCCGGCCAAAATAATTGATTAAACGCTTTGCTGATTGAATGTAAAATTGTTCCATGAGGACCAAGGCCCATTATTCCAACTTACCCGTATACAAATTGTTTTTCCCTGTAAATCAACACCCGTTTGAATGGTTAAAGTCTTAGTATTAAATACAAGTAATCCACCGTAATTGAATGGCATAGTGGTAGAATTCCCCACGTCATACATTCCACTTGTACGTATGTCATCGGGGGACATTTCTCCTTGAATTATATCACGCTGCATAAACGGGAAAAGTCCTAAAGAAGTGAACAGTTCTCCCACGTCTCCAAACCCGATGTGGGAGAACTGATATGGAAAAAACTACGTGTTATAAACTCTTTTGCATTACACTATTCCCATTCAGCCCAATGGGATGGAATAAGTCTTAATATCATTGGAAACCATAATTTTTACAACGTAGGGATTCGATTGGCTACCTACTCTAATGGAGTGCCTTCTGACGGAATAGTCGGAGAGTTTTATTCCATACCATCCAAATTTACTGACATCAAAGTGCTTTATAAAAATTGGGATGTTTACGTAGTATTTACCATTGCAAAAGGACAATCCGTTGATTTAAAATACGATTGCCGCACCCAATGCGATATAATTGAAGATATTAGTTTCATTGACGAATCATACAAGGAGATAAAACCTATTGCACAATAGCGCAATCTGCCAGTCCGGTAATTTCATCATCTTGTGTAGCCATATCGTACATTGAATCTCTAACTATCAGTTCTCTGACAATAGTTCTATCGCCTAATGACTTGTCCGAAGTCAAGTATATGGATATTCTATGGTCAGTTTCGTATTTCATTTTTAGGTATGTATCGCTATTGGGTTGTCCATATAGGTATTTGACATATACTTTTGTAGAATCTTGTAATTCCATAGTATTACCAGCAATGTAAACGCAAAAATCACTTAATGGTTCACCTGTGGATATACATGATACTCTGATAGCAAAAGGAGCCCATTGGGAAGATGATGAACGGTATAGTAATACGCTACGTTTGCCTTCTGATTTTATCTTTGTTGTTGCAAACTTGGAATTACTTAATCCGTCTTTCTCAGGAGTTACAACTGGCATCAGTTCTCCCACATCGGTTTGCAGCTTCTCGTCCAAAAAAGTACATTTGGCTTAAAAATGGATAAAATCAAATACCGCTTAGTGTATAATCGAAAGAAACAGCTAAACAAACAGGGAACGGCCTTAGTGCAAGTAGAAGCCTTGCTCAATCAGAGGAAAGTTTATTTCCGTACAAATTTATATCTCAAGCCGGAACATTGGAATAGTCGCAATGCCCAGGTTGATAATCACCCACAGGCTCATGACCTCAATTCGATGCTGTTTGAGTTTGTCCTACACCTGCAAGCGATTGAGTTATCCTTATGGAAGCGCGGCATTCCTGTAACGCTATCACTACTTAAAGATGCGATAAAGAAAGACAAGCCGGTCAATGTCACTTTCCCCGTATTTGCCAGAATCTATGTGCAGGAATCCGACCGTAAAAGAAGTACCAAGGAGAACCTGATGACAACGATAACCGTGCTTCAGGAGTTCCGTCCCGGATTGGATTTCAAAGACATTACTTATACCTTTCTAAAGGATTTTGAAGTGCATTTGAAAGAGAAAGGTAATAGCGTCAATACAGTTGCCAAACACATGAGGCAGTTACGTACATTAGTGAATGAAGCCATTAATCAGGGTTATATCCCTTCCGATGCCTACCCCTTCCGGAAGTACAAGATAAAGCAAGAGAAAGGGCGAAAAGAATTCCTGACTCCGGATGAGTTGAAGAGGTTGGAGAATCTTGATGTGGACAAGAAGCTCCGCCATGTACTCGATGCCTTCCTGTTCTGTTGCTATACCGGACTGCGCTATTCCGATTTCTGCCAGCTTACACCTGAGAACATTATTCGTGTGAATGGTAAGCGGTGGCTTCATTTCAAGTCCGTCAAAACAGATGTAGAGATAAGACTTCCGTTACATCTTCTGTTTGAGGGTAAGGCATTGGCTGTATTGGAGCGTTACGATATAGTAACTGATTTTGCTAAAATCGGACCCAATTCAGAGGCCAATAAGTATCTTGCCCAATTAGCTGCCCTTGCCAGGATAAGGAAGCACATAACCTATCATACGGCCCGTCATACTTGTGCGACCCTGCTTGTGCATCAAGGCGTTCCGATTACCACCGTTCAGAAGTTGTTAGGTCATACTTCCGTCAGAACTACGGAGGTGTATTCAGAGGTTCTTTCTAATACGATTATTCGGGATTTGAAGGCTGTAAAAAGGAAGAAAAAAACACCTGATTTTAGCCGTGTGGTAGAATGTGGGTAGATTTTATAGGTTCTACTGATATTCTACTGCCATAGTTTGGCAACCCTTTCCTGGCAAGATATTCCCTACTCATAAATTTTTTGTTTACTTTCGCTGAAAAGTGATTGTAAATGAGTATATTTGTCATGTTTTATTGGTTAACGCCCATGAATGTGTC